GCCGCCGTAGGTGTCGATGGTGATGGGGCAAGTAAATGTTTTACCTGCGCTGGTGATGGTTTGGGTTGTGCCGCCGGAGAAAGTTAATGTTGCTGAATTGCTAAAAGTAACGCCGGAGCCGTTTGTCCAACTACCATAGATTGTTGTTCCACTATTAAAATTGATTGTTACGGAGGACGTTCTTAATGAAGCGTCAACACCCGGCAAATATCCAACTACATTGCTAGAAGTTATCGACGACCCCGCAGATACAAAATTATCAATAACTGCGGTATCTTGTGCTAATGGGTAATATACGAGCGATGAAGACCCGCCCGAAGTTTGCGCCCAGACGTTATTGGCAAAGTTTTGTGACCCAGAGCCAACAAGAAACACCGTCTTAGGCGCATCAAACGTGATGCCCCTGCACTCACCGCGATTGCCGATGCGTGTTCCGCTGATGGGGGCTGCTGTGCCACGGACATACAGGCCACGGAAGTCTGCGTCTGTCAGGCTTGGGGCAGAATTGACCACAAGGTCTTGTGAGATGCCGTAAGTGGCCGATGCAAAGAATACGCGCCTGTTACCTGCTGTGCCTGTGGTGGACAGTGTGCCGTTGATGGTTTGCTGGGCGTTGAAGGTGACTGTAGTTACACTGGCCGACGCGGGTCCGGCAACAGAAAAGTTATTAAATGTGTTTGCGCCAAGAATGGTTACGGATGTCCCAGTTGAGTTGGTAAATGAGCACGCTACGTTATAAAACGTCAGGCCAGCACCGAGTGGAAGGTTTATTCCTACCGCTGCACCAGATGATGCAAAGTTTATTTGTGAAGTTCCTGCATTAAATGTAAGGTTTGTATTAGTGGAAAAATTAATTGACGAAGAACTATTTACTCCAACGGTGACTGTTGAGTTATTTAAAATAAGAGCACGTAAATTAGAGTTGCTTGAACTAAGTTGACCCGATAACGTAACCGTGTAGCCACTTGTCGAGGTATTAAAAGTACCCGCCGTCAAAATTAAATTTGATGTAGTTAAGGCGCTTCCAAGAGTCCACTCCCCTCCTACTCCATTAAGTATGAAGTTGCCACCAAAGGAAGCGCCGTTGGGGGTAATCGTCTTGCCTGTGGTTGTTGCGCTAAATGTAATCCCGCCTGTTGCGCTCCACACAGTCCCCGCTAACAATGTCATGGAGCCGCGAATGTTCAGCGTAGGTGATGTACCCGTAGCAAACGTAACCGTACCTGCTGACACTGTAATGTCTAGACAGGCCAATGCGCCCGTCATGGTGACGGTGTAGGTTCCCGCTTGGTCAAAGAAGACGCTATCCGCTACGGTCGGGACAGACGCACCACTACCCCCGCCGGAGGTAGCAGACCAGTTTGTAGTGCTGGTGGTGTCCCAAGTGCCAGTACCACCAACCCAGAAGCGATCACTCATTTTTACTCCTCAGTTGGAGGAGTTTCTTCAACAACTTCTGCTGGTGGGGCGGTTACGATGGCAATCCAGTTGTCCACGCGCTGCTGTTTCATGGCATCAATCTGCTCATCAGTCATGCCGTGGTCGTCAGGCAGGTGCAAGGCGTCCCGGAAGACGCCGTGCGGAGTTGCAAATTCAAAGTCGATCTTGACCATGGTTCAAATCAAGCAGCTTCGAGTTCGTCTTCCGCAAACCAGCGATGCTGGACATTGCCTTCGGCATCAGTCCACTCGATCATGTAGAAGAAATTGCCGTCTTCATCCATGCGCAGAGACTGCACCGGACCTTCAGGGATTACGGCCTTGACGCGGACCGATTGGGCTTTTGCAAATTTAGTTGCCATGATGATCTCCTATCAAACAGCGTCGAGGCTGAAAGTGTAAGTGACGTTCAAAGTGTCACCAGAAACAACGCTACGGTCGCCGGGCGCTTGAAAGTCGGAGGCCGAGAACAGAATACCTGTAGTGCCGCTTTTTGTGCTGTTGCTAATCAAGAACGCACCGCCCACGGTAGACGTGGCGTTGATGGTAAACGACGCTGGAGAAGCGCTGTTGTCGATCACCGAAGGATCAGCCGTGGTAGCGGTGCCAAACGTCGCTGCGGGGCGCGTGGCGTTGCTGTATGGAACCACTTCAGTCCAGCCTGCGTGCGAAGCGGCAGTGTCGCCAGCGGCAGGGGTGTTGGACGCGCCCGCACCGTACAAACCAATGAACCACGTAGCAGTGTACGAACTGCCCGTGAAATACTTGGTGTTCATGTCTTGCAGGCCGACGTTGACGACCAGATTGTGGGACTTTGCCTCCCACTTCAGGTTACCGTCTTTGTCAAAGCACTGGATGCCATAGACACCGCCTGCTCCGACGCCTTCTTCTACCGGCTTAGCCAGCGCAAGGGCGGCACCGATAAAATCACTTGAATTTGCCTTGTTATCTAACATGAGGTGCTCCTTATGAAATGCGAATAAGTGCCGAAGTTGCCGTGTTTGCGGGCATCTGCACGGTGAACGAAGTGGTTGCCGTTTTATCAGCACCAAAATCCAATACCGCCACAGCAAGATTGCCGAGGTTTGTATTGTATATGAGCGCTCCACGCGCTGTAAAGTTAGCTGGATTCCACGTTGTGTCCGCAAAATCCAAATAGGCTGTTGTGCCTGATTGCTGCACTGTCACGCCGGTCAAAGTGTTTCCACCAGCAACGTATCCTGTGCCAGTGATTTCGTTGGTTGTGCTGTACACCAGTGTGCCTGCGCCAAGGTCTGCCTCGGCTGTGTACAACGCCATTTTGAGCGTGCCAGTAGCCAGATACTGAAGTGCAATGAACTTCGCCTGCGTGGTAAGAGTTTGTTGGAATGCCATCAGTTAACCTGTGTGCGAACTTGCCCGTTACGATACGCATCGCCGCGCTGCTTGCCGTCTGCCAAATTCTTGTACAAGGCAACCGCCTGAACGTACCGATCTTGATACAGCTTGACCATGTCGGCATCACCCTTCATGTAGGTCAACGCTTCGCACATGGTTCCGTACAACAGCACGGAATCAAAGTTGTCGCCCAACCATGATGTGCCAAGTGCGTTGCCAACAGTAGAAACAGGGATAGAAAAACCTGACCCTGTGTTGCCAATAGTTGATGATGTTGCACTTAATGTATCGCCAATTACAAACCCAGTGCCGCCTTGGACCAACGTAACAGAAGTAACCGCATTGCCGGAAATCACAACATTAGCAACTGCACCAGAGCCAGCGCCACCCGTTAAAGGCACATTCAAATAAGTGCCGTTGGTGTACAGACTTCCACCAGTAACTGTTCCAAGAGTGATAACAGGCGTCTGAATGATTGACTCGGGGTACGCGTAGTAGTGCAGCTCTGCGCTGTACGCAGCGTCTGGCGTTGGCCCAACAATAAAAGTCAGCTCATCCTGATTGGTTGATAGAGGGCCAAAGATGGCGTAGTGCTTGGGCTTGCCTGTGATGGCGGGGTTGGGGTAAGCATCACGTATGAAGTTCACGTCCTTGTCCAGCAAATACTCATACGCGCCACCAGCAGCGGGAAAAATTGCCAAACTGTAAACGGAGAAAAAATCTCCCGGACAGTTCAAATACTTGTTGTTGGCGGACAACGATCCGGTCACGTTTTTACGCTGGTTCGCTGGCTGAGCAACGTTGAAGATACGCTGCTCAGCCTGCCGAATGAACGTGTTCATATCGACCGTTGCGAAAGTGTTCTCGCAATAGTCTTGGACAGCGGTGACCAGCTCGTCGTACGTCATGCCATTGGACCCCGAGACATCAAGCCCTTAGTGGCCGCGCCAGTACCGCGCATCTTAATGCCGCTGGTCTTTGTGGGCTCGTCACCAGCGGATTTGCTAATAGCACCAATGCTTACATCGTACGTGTCGAGTTTGCTATGGTTAGGCTCTTTGCCGGGGTTGGTAGAGGCTTTTACGGCCTTACCATCCATTGTGTGCGGCTTGGCGTAGACGCTGGCATCGCCAACTTCTTTGCCCATCATTTTCTTGCTATATGTAGCCATGATTATCCTCGTTTCTGCGCTGCAATTTTAGCCAAGCCACGGCCCATAGATTTCATGTTGGCGTTGGTTTTACCCTTGCCAGCACCCTTGCCGCCCATTGTTTCTTTAGCTGTCGGGCCACTGTTGGGGAAGATTTGAACATTAGTCTTACCCTTTTTAGCAATGCCGTCGGCTGATCGTGTGTATGCCATTTCAATCTCCTTCAAGATATGGTAACTGTACCAACAAATGCCGTTGCCACCAAGTAGTTTGGCGTTAAACCGACATCAAAATTACTAGCCCCGCCTACCGGGTTCCAGCCCCACTGAATATCTCGTGATCCGCCCGACGGGTTGCCGTCTTCGTTTACGCCAGAAGTGACATACGTTGTGTCCTTACGCGGGTTGCGTAAAGCTTGCGGATCATCTACAGGAAATGTGCCTAGCATCAACTGCGGCTGATCCGGGTCCCAGCATGCAGGGCACACCAGCAACTCGTACTTACGCTGCTTAATGATCTCGGTACGCAACTTCTTGAGTTTGTACTGCTGCCCACAGCGATCACACATAGCAATCGCTATTTTGCCCGACGCGAAACGATTACCCATTAGTAACCCCCGCCACTTCCAATAAACGATGGCCTTGGAACAAGTCGTAGTGGAGCTTTCTCGCGGTCTTCCCCAGCAGCAATTTCAAAGGTCTCGTCGTAAATCTGCTTGAGCATCTGAATGCGTGGCATCAACTCAGGAACCTTGACCGCAATATGGTACGCCAGACCAGCCACAAGACATGGCAGAAAGCGAAAGTTCATGTCAGCCGTTTGAACGCCAGCGCCAGCATCCTGCACTCGGCGCAGTCTCCAATACACAAACTGATACGGGGTAGTGTTGTCGGGAGTTGGCCAGAGAGTTACAGCGGGGAGCTGGGGAACAAACACCGCAGTGCCATTTGTATGCGAGGCTGCGGTTGTGTTGTTTTGTCCACGGAACACACCCCCAAGGGTATTCCCTGATACGTAGGTGTAATAGATATCTTCCGAGTCAAGGCGCATGAAGCCCGATCCGGCTAGTCCAACCACCGTGTTAAGCGTGAGCGTAGTGTCTGTGGAGTTGATGGCCCCGACGAGGACTGACGACGTAGGGTTAGTTTCGCCAGAAAGCCGCTGAATCCAGACTTGAATTGGGCGAGCTTGGCTAAGCTTGTTTGGAATAGTTGCATAGGTAGAAACGCTAATGCGTGAAATAGTTAGGTCAGCTTGCGTAGAAGCAGTGTTTGACCCAGTACGGACAACGTGCTCTAGAAGGTCGATAGTGTCTGTAGGCAAGGCGTATGTTGCCAAGCCCGGAGTCAGGTTAATAATCCCCTGCTCCATCGTCCACATGTTGATACCCTTGTTTTGCCACTCAATGGTCATCAGGTTCATCGACCGACGAGCTGTACGCAGGTCGTAGCCAGAACGCATCTCACGGCCAGCCCTCTCCCACGCCTCTTCAGCGATCTCCGTAAAGTCCATATTGAAGAGGGTGGAGCCGGTAGTGGTCATGTTTTACTTCTTTGCTGTCTTCAATGAGTCTACAAATGCCTGTTTGGTAGGGGCACCAGCAGTACCGGGCTTGCGCATTTTCTCACCAGAACCAGCGGCAATACGCTTCTTCTTGGCGTTAATGTTGGCATAAAGGCCAACAGCGCCACCCTCGGCGAACTGCGTGAAGTCAGTGTTATCCCGGCGGGCTTTCTTTTTCCCACTGGGCATCTTAGAGGGGAGCATTGCCCCCATACCGCGACTGGCTCTCATAGCTCAACACATCTTTCCGCGAGTTTTACCCCGCTTAGCGATACCGTCTGCACGGGTAACACCACCAGAAGCCATCCTCTTGGGCTTACGCGCAGACCCACCGTCAATATCTTGCGGAACTGGCATACCTTCGCGGAACACTGAGTCTTTAGGCGCAGGCTTCTTAGGCGCTGGCTTAGGCGCGGGCTTTTTTGAAGGCGGCGCACCTTCTGGATCAGTAGGTGGTTCGCCCATTTCAGCGGTGTAGATACCGCCGTCTTTATATTTTTTCATGGCTTAGCACTTCCCACCATTTTTCATAGTTACTTGCGTACCTCTGGTAAGGCCCTGTTTAGCAATGCCGTTAGCAGACTTATGACCAGAAGCCAAACCACCAGCCTTCAAACCTTTGTGGGCCTTGGAAGCTGGCATGCCCGCATGCTTAGCCAAAGCTGCTGGCATTTTGCCTTTTTTCATTTCGTCTTTCATATCGCCACCTTTAGAAAACTTGCGGCTCTTGTCCGCGTTGGAGAATTCTTTGCCCACAGATTGTGGGACGCCTGCCTTCTTAGCAAACGCTGGGTTGTTAGCCACCGCCGCCATAAAATTATGTTGTTTCTTGCTAACTGAGGGCACTGCGATGCTCCTTCATGAAGTCATCAATCTTGCTCTCAAGACGGTCCAACCGGGCCAGAACACGATTGATGTCGCTGTGCACATCCGCCTTGGTCACGTACTTCTCAGCGTTCTCTTCACGGGTCTTGCTCAACAAGATGCTCAGGCGCTTCACTTCATCGTGCGACACGCGCACCCACAGCAACAACGCTGCAGAAGCAAACGACAACAGAACGTTCCAGACCATCAAGTCCATGTCAGCACTTCCATCGCGCCAATGACGCGGCTTTACGAGTGGGCTTGCCCTTCTCGTCTTTCATTGGACCGGGCATACCTGACATGCGTGCGCAGAACGAGTCCTTGCGCTTGCCACCCTGCGGCTGCGGGGCTTTGAGGTTGCTACCGGTTGCAGCGTTGTACTTGGCACGGCCTTTGGCTGTTAACCCAGCTCCCTTGGAGGCAGGTAACTTCTCACCACGACCGATTGCAAGGGATGGGGTCTTCTTAGCCATAAAACACCGTGATTTTTGCGGTAGCAGGGAGCGTTACATGGACGTTCGTTCTGAACAAAATCCCTTGGCCGGGAAGCGGCATCGTAATTGGCTGCGTACCCGTCGCAATGTTAAATTGCAACAGTACGGTGCCGCTTGCACCGCCGTCACGGAAGATTACATCGCCAGCGGTTCCGCCAGAAATGCAATGGTAGGCTCTGACACGCGTGCGGTAAGTCACCACGGTAGCCGTAGCTTCGGTGTGTACCGCTAGGACATCGGTTTGCATCGACATAATCAATCTCCTTTAAAACAGGGGCCGAAGCCCCCGAGATCAATTAGCTCAGGGCTGCGCCAACGGCAGTAACCCAAGCGGCACCAGTGCTGATGACCAAGCAATACTCGTTGTTGCCAGCGCCGTTGTCAGAGATCAAACGAACTTGGCCAGCATTGCCAGCGGCAGCGGCAGGCAAAGCGGCAGTCAGGATGGCAGGCAGGTCCACGAAGGAAGAAACTGTAACGCTGTCCACGCTGGTTGCTGCACCGAAGGTAGCGTCCACGGTAACAGCGCCAGTGGTGGCGTTAATGGTGATGTCTTGAAAGCCGTTCTCGGAGCGAACTGGGCCGTTGAATGTGGTATTTGCCATGATTTTTTCCTCATGCGGTTAAGGTGTATCTGTCTGCATGACGTCGGCCCGGAGCCGTCAGATACACCGGAAAAGTCCGGGAGTGGCTGCAATATACACCAAAAGAAAAAGGGGCACAAGGCCCCTTTTTCCGCTTCTATCAGGACGAACCGGGCGAACCGAAAATGCCCAGTGGGTCAGACACGCCGAACGAATAACGCTCACGGGCCTTGTAACGGACGTTGCCGGTATCAAAGTCGCCGTCCATGCCAGTAGCCATAGGCGTACGGACAAAGTGCTTCAGACCGTTAGGCACGTCAGTCAACAGGAACCAAGCGTTGGTGTCTGTCAAGAAGTGGTTAACGCAGTAGCCTTCAGGAATCGAGCCGTTGTTCTTCAAGGCGTTGATATCGTTGTCAGCAGTGCCGACGCGCAACTCAGTCTCAAGCAGACGAGTAGCAACGAACATCAACGAAGGAGGAACGACCAACTTCTTAGGCTTAGCAGCGATCAGCAAACCACGCTCATCTGTCCAAGCAGCGATCTGAATAACAGCGTTTTCCAACGATGTTTCGTTCAAATCAGCGCCGGTAGAAGGACGGTTGCTGTTAACGCCACCAGACACCAGAGGGTGAGCTGTAGAGCACAGGACCACGCCGTCGCCGTATGTTGGGCCACCAGTAAAGGCGTTGTTCAACACAAAAGCAGCTTTAACTTGCTTGGTGTAAGCCATACCACGGGCCAAAGCCTTGGTGTAGCGGCTGGAGAGGCTGTCGTACAAGTTATCTTCCACGGCTTCTTCGGTGATGGAGAAACCCATCGCGATTGTTTCGTGTGTGTAACGTGCAGTCCATGCTTCCTGTGCATTGTCATAAGCGATGGCGGAGCCTTCGTTCTTAACAGGTGCAGCAGAGAAACCAGACAGTTTTGTTTCCTCTTCAAAGCTACGCTCCGAGGATTCGGTCTCGTAGATTTCCTTGTGCTCTTCGCCGTACTTAGCGTACTCAAGACCGAACAAAGCGTTCAGGCCGGGGAGCAGTTCTTTCAGCAGTTGTGCGCGTGAAATAGCCATGATTTAGACTCCTTAAACACCAGTGGTGTTGTTGTACTGGTGGGTGTTGATCTTAACGATCAGCTCGACGTAAGCGTCGGCACCAGTAGCTGTTGCGGGCACAACGTCAATCACGCGGATTGGCAATGTGTTGGTGGTGGCGGTGCTGGAAGACAACACTGCGACGCCGGAATCACCAGTATTGGTGTTACCTGCGTTTTGCACCAAAGCCATGTTGGAACCAACCACACTGCGGCTTACGCTTGCAATGACGGTAGTACCAGACACAACTGCCACTTGGAAAGCAGCCATTGGATCATCAACAACATACGCAACCATGTTAGTTTGGCCAGCAGGCGCATATTGCGACTGGACTGGTTGACCAGCAGAGTTAGTGTACGAGCAACCAACAAACACGCCACATGGAGTAGCGGCAGTAGTGCCTGTATCTTTGTTGACATAACCATCAACGATCAAAACGGTATCGCCAAAGAACGTTGCGGTGTAGCCAGAAGCCATAGGAATCTGGCGGATTGCCCCAGCGTAGGCCATGCCATCAATACGATTGATGGGTTTGAGGCCGTACGGAGCGCTGACTGTAGGATAAGCCATTGTGAACTCCAAAAAAGATTAAGTACCTTTACCGAAAGTGACTTTGGAGCTACGTTCTTTAAACATAGGCATCCGTGGGTCATTCTCGCGCATGTAAGTGTTATCCACCGAAGCCATTTGAGCCTCCGCTTGTTTGCGGTAATACTCATCTCGCTGCTGTGTGAATTCCACAGGTGTTTTGCAGAGCAATAGACCGCCTACTTCCACACAGTCTGGGAACTTCGGGTTTGAAGAACCAAACAAGCGGATTTCGGGGTGGTCAATAGCTCTAACGGGTTCCCAGCCTTCGCGTAACTTTCCAGAAATGTTAGTGGCGTCATCTTTGCCAAGAGAGCTGATACGAATCCAGCGAAACGCATAACCCGGCTCCGGATTGGGGTCGGGTAGAAGTTGAGGGGGCATCCATTGCTTTGGACGCTCCGCTGCATCGCGTGTATCAAGTTCCCGTGCTAAACGTGTTGACTTTTCCATGTTCATTTCCTTAACTGTTCTTCCGCAACCTTACGAGCATAAAGGTCCAAAGGAACTCCAAGCCGCTTGGCGATGTTCACCTGTGTCTGCGTAAGCACGATCTTTTTAGGCGCTGTGCTACGGGTTGCAGGTGCAACGTTTGATTTTCTCAACGAAGTTGGCGCATTCGTCGGTCTCTCAGACTCAAACTGATCTGGGAAAACTTGTCTAACTCGAGAATTTAACTTCTCGTAATACTCGCTGGACTGAGGATCAACTCCAGATTTAACTAGCTTGGTGTGGAGTCCAAGTGCAAAGCTAGTCATCTCATCATCAGAACCAAACCACTTATTCTCTGATTGCCAAGCCAGCGCTTTTTGGTCGACTGGAGGCTGATTTACTACTTGTTGTTGAGTTTGTACCTCAGTTTTTTCCCCCTGTAAAGGGGCGGGTCTAAAATTGTTCACGCGATCCATTTTGGATTTAGCGGTAATTAACGCGTCCTGCGCCTCAACAACAGCGTCTGAATCGCCTGATTCGTAGGCTTCTTTGTACTTGGCTTTGGCTTTTTCAACCTCATTACCAACCACTCGTTTAGCCTGCTCAAGCAACGCCTGCTGGTTTGTATTCAGAGAACCCTTGAGTTTCTTGTTCTCTTCTACAACAGTTTGGGCAATACGTAGTGCTTCCTCGCGCTCGCGCTCTGCTAACTCTTTAGCCCGGCGCTCCTCGTGGTAACCCTTTGTAAAATGCTGAATGCGCTTGCGCACGCCCTCATCGTATTTATTCAGCTCGTCCTCAGCGAAGTCCTTTGGCGGGTCTTCCATTGGTCGGCGACCACGATCCTCAGCCGGAGTGTCATCGACTACTTCGACTTCCGTTTCTTCGCCCTCAATTTCAAACTCAACCTTTTCTTCTTGGTTGGTTTTACTTTCGCGCTCGTCAGGGAATTTAAATTCTTCTGTGGCCATGATTGCTCCTTAGTTGGGGCGCTGAATACCGCGAGGGTCTTGCACAACTGCTTGGATGGAATCATCGTTAATGAGCCTCCACTCAGTGCCGTGGATTTTCATGCGGGTCCCTGTATTAGGGCGAACCAACACAAAATCACCAACTTTGCAGCTCGGGCCACTTGGAAAACGGCTAGCGTCTTTAAACGCATCGGGGCCAATCTTGGCCACAAATAACACGGGGGACAAAAGCTCCTCGTGGTACATGGCAGTAGCAGACTTCAAAATTCCAGTCTCGCTAAACTCTTCCTCGGCCTTGGGCAGCATACACAGCAAGTGGTATGTAGCTGGATCGGGCACTTGTTTGGCTTTCTCTTCGGCGGTGGTGTTTAGCACACCGCTTAGATCAACCGCATTAACATCAAATTCAGTCATCGTCAGAGTCCTTAAGTTTACGCACGAGGTCACCTATTTCGTACTGAACGGTCTGGAGACCTCGGATAAAACCGCTCAGTTCTTTGTAGTGATCGTAGGATTTCGCGCTACCATCACACAAAACTTGTACCTGACTCTTACGATGCTCTTCGATTTTGGAAGAGAGCAATTCCAGAATTTTTTTGTCCATGTTTAGCCTTTATTCGGGGGTTGCTGGGCCTGCATCATCTTCTGCATCATGGCCATCTTGTGCTGCTCATCGCTCTGCCCCATGCCCTGCTGGTGCGTTTGTTGCTGCTGCTGTTGAGCTTGTTGCTGGCTAGCCACTTCCAAGGCGTGGAGTTCCTGTGCCTGCATGATCTCTTGCTGCGTGCGCATAGCCGCCATGTTCGGGTCTTCACCTGTTTTGGCCGCGCTATCTCGTGCTTTGAGCGCCAGCTCTTCCGCTTTTATCTGCAAGTCGCCCTTGACCTTGAGCAACTTAGTCTCGGCTTCCTTGGCACTGATTTGAAGCTCGGCTTGCTGCATCTGCACCAGCGGGTCTTGCTGCATCTGCTGGTTTTGCTGCTGTTGAGCTTGAGCCATGTTTGCATTGAGCAACTGAGCTGACGCTTGTGCAACCAACTGAGACAACTGAACCTCGACCTGCTCTGGCAACTGCTCTCCGGGTGGCGGCAGTGGCACGCCCATCTGCTCTTCGATCTTGCGACGGTACGCAAACGCCAAGTGCTCGGAAATGTGAGCTTGAACAGCGGCCATCATCTGCTGCGCCATAGGGTTCTGGCCCATCTGCGCTGCAATCATCGGGTCTTTCAAGAACGTAGTGTGCACAGCGATGTGTGCGTCTTGGTCCTGATAGATGAACGCCCGTGTAGGCTCGCCACGCAAGAAGCCCATGTTCTCGCTGATCGGGTCTTTCGGCTTCTCGTCATCCTTAGTAGGTACAAGCTTGTCAGCGTTCTTGATGCCCAAGACTTCAATCATCTGGCGGTGCAACTGAGGCAAGTCATAAATCTGCGGAGCGCCTTGGGCCAACTGGATCACAGCCTGATACTGCATGATCCGCTGCGCCATCGTCGCACTGTTCGGATCACTCACGGGGATCACGTCCACCATGTCGTAGTCGCCCTGCTTGGCCATGCGGTCGCCACTGGCCGGGTCGTACTCATACTCTGTGGGGGCGTAGTCGCGGATGATATTCTTCAAGAGCTTAAACTCTTGCTTCATGCTGTAGTGCACCCGCGCCTGCACCGCGCTCATGGTTTTTAACTGTCGCTCAAGGATGGCAAGTGTCGTCCCGACAGGTGCATTGGCGCTCATGTCACTGACTTTCATATCAGCAACCGAACCCAGTCGGCGACCTTCCTCCGTGATCTTATCTAGCAACCCGGCCAGAACCATTGACGGTTCTTTGTACGGCAGAGCCATGATGTTGTCGCGGATAGAGCCAGACGGCACGTCCATGTCGCGGAACTCGCCCGGAGAGATTGGGGTGTCGTCGTCTTTAATACGCAAGCCACGGGTCTTCAAGCCGCCGGGCAAGTTAGACAGCGTACCGGCGTCGATCAACTGACGAATCAGCGAAGTGCCAGCGCGAGCGTATCCACCAATCAGGTGGATGAAACCAAACCCATAAGCGCCAAAGCCCGGAATGTAGTCGTACTGAACAAAGTGCTGGCGCTTGATCTTGAGTGTGTCTTCCTCTTCCCAGTTGCGGTAGATAGACAGAATCTTGCTTGTGCCCTTGTCAATAGAGATGATATACGGCAGTGCAATATCATCCTCGTCCTCGTAACCCGGCAAGTTGTAGTCAATCTGAATCTCGTAGATTTGGTAGCGGTCGTCGTCCGTAAGGGAATACCCTTGCTCGTCCGCTTTCTTTTTCTCCACGTCTGTGTGCACCTGCGCTGGCTCGCCCAGTTCAACGTCTTTGTAGAACCCTGCGACTTGTAGCTTCTTCAGGTCGTTCTTGGTCTTGCGCATGACGTGCGTAACGCGCTCTGCCGTACGTGCACCCGAGGAGCCGTAGGGAATTATGATGTCCTCAGCAGGAATAAACACCGAAGTCTGGCGTCCCAAGCTGGGATCAAAATACACCTTCTTAAACGCCGAGCCAGCCAGACCCAAGTTGAACAGCATGCGCTCGTGTTCTGGGCGGTACTCAGACATCACCTCAGTAAGCTGGTAGTTCATGTCTTCCCGTACACGCTCAGCGGCTTGCTCTTTAAGCTTGTCAATCGCACCGATGATCTCGGTCTTGACTGGGCCTTGAGCTGGGAACGTCTCAATGATTGTCTCGGACTGGAAACGAACAGCAGCTTCTGTCAGCACTGTGGAGTACACCCCGCAAGCTCCGAGCCACGGCTCAGTGCGTTCTTCGTACTTCATACCCAGAACATCCAAGCCCTTGACGAACATCTCAACCCAGTCTTTACGGCTGGCAATGTCTCCGTCAACATCGCCCATGATGTCGCCTGCAATCTTCTCTAGCTCGCCCTCGTCTATAAACTCAGCAAGGTTGGAGTCAAACTCTTCCCCTTCTTTGCCCTCGTCAGGCATCAAGTCAATCTCAATACCGTCCATATTGACAAGCACGCCGTCAGGGTTTTCTATCTGAATCTCAATTTCAGACATATCGTCTGAGATGTCGTCTTCTTCGCTCAAACCAAGCGGGGCTTGCGCCAGAGAGGGGAACATATTCGTGGCCATCATTTATCCTTAGTAGTACGCATTGCGTCGACTGGATTTGAACAACTTGACTTCGTCCGGCTCATCGCTGGGAAGTCGAAGGAATCCACCCTGCCTAAAACGCATCAAAGCAAGTGTTGTTGCGTCAACCAAGTCATCATGCTCGCCTGACGGAAACGCCCCAATTTCATCGACTAATTCTTCAGCCCAACGAGTTTGGGGAACCCACACTTTCCCAGACGCAATTATGTCTGATACTGAGTTTAGCCGGGCAATTTTGTCTTGCCCTTTGCTTGGCGTGTATTCCATCACAGGAATACCCATAGCCCTAAGTTCGTAGATTAGCGGAGCCCCGGTAGCCTTCTTCTCGATAAGCAACCCATCAGGCTCCCACTCTTTGTACTCGTTGAGCACGTCCTTCTTCAGCTCAACCCACTCAACCCGCTTCTTGTACGTGTTGAGCAAAATGATGTTTGGGCGCAAGTCGTCTTGTTCGCAGTTAAAAATGCCCCAAGTCGTACCCGCAGAATAGTCAGCCCGCTGGTTTTTCTCAAACGCCGTGTCCCATGTCTGAAGAATATAGTCACACCGTGGTGGCGTTTCAGGCTCCCATATCTTCCACCAATCGCGTTTAATAATCGCCGACTCGTTACCGACAGGATTTTGCTGATACTGGGCCTGCCACTTGGAATTGGGCAGTTCTTCGTGCAGCGCTTCAAGCTCTTCCTTGGACCAAAACTCTGGCCAAAGTGGGTTCCCGCTTGGGAGGATGGCCGGAAATTCGATAACTTCCCAGTCGTTTTCACCCCGCAAAGCTGCGTTTTTGAGCACTTGGCCCGTTAAATCGCGCTGTGCCCAGCGTGTCATCACAATAACAATGGCCCCACCGGGCTGCAAACGCTGACGTGGACCTGACGTGTACCACTCGTACACCTTGTCATAGACTTCTGGGTTGACTGCGGCCATCGCAGCCTCTTGTTCTGAGTGCGGGTCGTCAATAATCAGCAGGTCAGCACCTTTACCGGTCACTGTACCCCCCACACCAATCGCAAAATAGTCACCACCCTTGCTGGTGTTCCATCTTCCGGCAGCTTTTGAGTCAGCTTGGAGCTGCAACTCGGGGAAAATGTTGGAATAGACCTCGGAATCGACCAAATTTCGCACTTTTCGACCAAAACCGACCGCCAATTCGCCCGTGTTGGACGACTGGATTACTTTTTTGCCCGGAAACTTGCCCAAAAACCAAGCAGGTAGTAAGTAAGAGGCAAACTCTGACTTAGTGTGGCGAGGAGGCATATTAATAATGAGGCGCTTGCATTCTCCACGGGCTACCCTTTCAAAAGCTTCTGCCATTCGCTTGTGGTGCTTGCCCGCAATGAACGTAGGCCACACCCGTTTGGTGAAATGGATGAACTTTTCCTGAGATAGCTCACGTTCTTTGAGCTTCTCCAAATGTATAAGCTGCTTCTCTAGTACCCGCAGGTCCGTGTCCGATAACTTTCCAGCAGCTACCAGAGTTTCGATATCGTTAAGAGAGACTTGTTCGTCAGTCATTGGTAGGTTCTTCTTCGGAATCTTCCATAACTTCTTCAACTTCCGCCGACTCGATCATTTCGTAGCCCGGTGTGCCTAGCTGAGCATCCAGATCGTCTAGCGGCGTGATGTCCGCTACGTCCGTATTAAGCAACCGCTTGATCCGCTCCTTAATTGAGTTCTCAAGAGACTTGGAAGTGGTGTGGTGCACAGTAATCTCGCTGCGCTCGGTAAAAATACCGATATCTGAATGCTTGCCGAGTAGCTCAAGCGCCTTGATCTCAATCTTTGGGTCGCCGCAGTCGGACAGCTCAATCAGTTTGTTGGTAATCAGGTTGCGTGCTTGTTGCGCATCTGCAACAGCTTGGAAGTCGTACCGTTTGAGGATGGCCGAAGCGGCAGCGGCTTGGCCGGAGGACTTAATGTGTTGGGGTGTCTTGGCAGCTTTTGTAACAAGCTCGACAGCCTTAGCGCCATCTTTCTCGTTGAAGTCTACGCCCCCGCCGAGTTGCTCGATGAAGTTGATTGTGTTGGCCGCAATCGCAATGCCATCCTTCTGAGTCGCGGGAGACTCTTCGGACAAATCAAATGGGATCGGATGATCCGGGGTAGGGTTCAATTTAATCACCGGGTAAGCGCACCAATGAAAGGAATGCCTGAAATGTAACAGCGTTTCAAAATTTTTGCAAAAATTTTTTGGGGTAAGGGTTTTTACTTAGGCCGGGGGGTGTTCCCTGTATGGCGATTTTTAGCCGAGTCCGCCCAATTTTTAAATTGCAAGATCGTTTGAGCAGATTAGTGTGTAGGGTATTTCTAGGATTCCTTCTCCCCTCTTGTTGGGGTGGCACTCCGGTGGGTCACGGGTTTTGAGCTTTTTTTATCCCCTAGCACCTAACAATGTTATGTAATTATTGTTCACGCTATCCTTGATTTTCCCATTATTTTATGGTATAATATACTCATGCAAACAGATAATGATTGCATCTCGGTTAGGCGGGTTTACCTAACATTGTTAGATTATCAGAGGTTACATCATGAATCAAGTTACAGTTACTCAAGTGTCCACAGTCAACGATATCGCTGTGTTGCGTCAATCAGTCGCTGACGCTGTTGTTCGGGCTTATGGCGCTGAACGTGAGTATGCCCATGCATTGTGCAACACCTTGCCAGCCGAATGGTATCTTGTCGAACACAATGACAAGGGCGAAGCCGCCAAGCCTGTGCACGCTGAGAAAAAAGCATTGTTCGCGGTGCTCAATGCCGCCAAGCATAGTAACCCGTCAACGGTCTGGGCGCGTGTTCGTAAGTATGCACAAGAGCACATCGAGGGCGCACCTACTAGCGAAGCCACTACAGATGACGTGGCAAGCCGCACACCCCGCACGTTGACCCTGCGCTTGATTGAGGAATTGAGCACCTTGCACAAGGCTTGCACCAAAGCCGAAAGTCTGACAGACAAGGAACGCGACGCGCACACCTACATTGTCAGCGCATTGTCAGCGATGGGCGTGGACGTCAACACCATCTAAACTACCGGGAGGGCGCAAGCCCTCCACCATCCCAAGCCCCGCTAGTCGGGGCTTTTTTGCGTCCGCCTCTGGCCTAACATTGTTAGGCTTGACTGATATGCTGTGAACAGCATATCACTAGATTTTGGGTTTGTCAAGGGTTTTTTTCTATGCCAGTTCTCAGGTCGGCGGTAGCCAGCGGCCTCACAATGTTAGTACCTGCGTATCGGTTTGGCTTGGCCTACGTATTATCCTCAGTACACATTAGGTTTGGTTAAGACTACTTTGCTATACCAGTTCTCAGGTCGGCGGTAGCCAGCAAGCTAACAATGTTATGTTTTTTTCAATGTTACGGGCTAATGTTACGTGCGTAACGCCCCGCAACCCGCATGAAACCTAGATTGTTACAATGTTACGCGTTTTTCGGAAAGGGGTGCAGGTTGCCAGAAAGTTTTGAGAAGCAAAGCAAGACAGCAAGCGCATTTCATACCACGCAAACATTTTTGGACGCCATTCATTCATTCTTAAAAATCACATAACATTATAACAATACATAAAAAAACACCCCTCCACAGAGGAGAACACCGCGTTACGTTTCACGTTACGTTTACCCCCATTTCCGTTACATTTCCCCTTTTTTCATAACGCACCACACATTGCTTTCATAACACCCGCCCAACCCCCACCAAACCACCTACCATAATAACCCTACTGCTGACCCCACTTAAAATATAACATAACTTTATAACATTGCCCCATATCTTTAGTCTCACCCCAGACTAAATCACTTGACAGAAGCGTAACTTTGTGGTATAATAAAGGTTGAACGCAGATAATGCGAGGGCGCACTACGTTCAATCCCAAACCGCCTAACAATGTTAGGTACATCAGCAAATCAGAAAGGTTAGATATGTCAGACTGGAGAGAGTGCCGTGATTGCGGCGATGACGTTCACATTGAACGCTGGAACCTAGGCTACCGACACTGCTTATTCTGCGGTGAAGAAGCCGCCCGTGTTGAGCGCATGTCTTGGTGCGTAGTCCAAGAATACGGCAAGGGTAACTACCAATTCGTAACCACTGCTAGCGCACCCACAACCCTCAAGCAGACTAATCAGAAGGAGTTACGCACATGACACGCTGGGAAAAGTTCGAGCGGATTGTGTTCCTTGCTTGCCTCATCGTGGTGGCACTGGACGTTTATTACTGGAGGCCCTAACAATGTTAGCAAGCACTATTGAACCGACAAGCTGGTTTTTTGGGTTGAACAAACCTAAGACACGTATGTTCATGCGCAAGTGGGATGGCATACGCAAGAACGTGCGACACATGGAGGAGTCACTACTCCTGCTGATGAACAACCCAGAGACTACGCCCGAGCAATTGGTTTTAGCTAGCAAGCTATACACAAGCGTAACGCAACAACTGCACGACCATGCCCAGATTATTGACACGTTCATTTATCACGGGCACAAACTCATGCATATGAAAAGCTGTCCAACCTACCGCACAGGTAACGAAGACCTATGCGAGTGCAAGGATTGGCAAATGGAGCCTAACAATGTTATCTAAATTCTTGCTCACCGGATGGAGCAACCGATTCGGCTATTGGGTAACCGAGGTGATCGAGGCCAAGGACGCAACCCTTGCCCGTGAACGCTTCACAACCAAGTACCCAACGCTGAAGAACACAAGAGCCCTGCGCCTACGCGCACCCGCCGAGATGATGGAATAACTAACCAAGGAACCGAAATGTCATTCAATTCAACAAACAGAATACCGTACCTGCCCGGCTATACGGAAGCCAAGCACCTGCACGACAGGGTTAAACCCATCCGAGGGCACACACCCGAACTGCGCCCACTTGCTGCCCGCCGAGACAAACAGATGTCCATACGCGAGAACCCAGAGGGACACATCGAGTGTGTCCTGTACGAGACCCCTGTTGTTACGTTTAGGCAAGATGGGGTAGTCACTGTCACTCCTGGCAAATGGCCGAGCGCATACACAAGTTCGTTCATCGAAAACGTCCTGCCCTCAGTGCGGGTCAACCGAACACGGGACATTCTGATCGTGCGCTTGGGCGTGAAGAAGTACCCGCTGAAGCAAGGCATGAAGCTAGACCTCAAGAGAGCAGACACCAGCATTGTCCGGTGGGACGTGGTTGAGGCCGAGGGGGTCAAGGCATGGAGTCCCAGCCGAGCCAAGGCTAACAATGTTAGGTCTGCGTACAAAGAGATGCTTGCGTACCACAAGAACATGATTGCTCTGCTGTCTCAGGAAGCCGACAAGGTTGACAACCACTACGGGGAGGTAGACCCAGACGAGCCGTTCGTAACGAAGAAGGTTGTTGTGCTGGACATGGAGGCGCTGAAGATTGCGCTTGGTACTAGGCGCGTAACCGACCAAGGATGGGGCAACAGCAAGGCGGCTGAGATAGAAGTGCTGGACATAGAGATGTTCCGCAGGATTGTGCACAAGCCAACGTGGGGTGGTAATGGCCATGACCGAGTAGCCAAGTGGATGGAGTACAGGAACGAGGTGCTTGCACTGATGCGTGATGACCAGCCAGAAGAAACCAAGCATGCCAACTTTATGAAGGTGTCGATGGGGTTGCTGGTAAACAGGACAGGGTACGTAGCAACGCACCCGCACCACAACAGACAGACCGAGTTCCGACTCGCACGTTCGACTGCGTTAGAGGTGGTGAATGACTTCCTGACACTAGCGCATGCAGAGGACATGATGGAGTACAAGCAGTTGCCCGTAGGAAAGATACCGACTACCAACTATGCCGGTATGTTGTTCGATAACTTTAGAACTGAAGGAGAGAAAGCATGAAAGCAATGAACATTGGAGTGCCGACAGGCTATCGCGGGTGCATCATCGTGCCCGTCAATGATGGGTTCGACGTGGTGGACAGAGCAAGCGGCAGGTGGATGCACGTGCCCAACCAGCGCACAGCCAAGTGGAACGCAACTGTGTGGACACGGCTACGTGATGAGTTCGACAGCCACACTCCGATCCCCCTAACAATGTTACCCACTGCGGTAGCAGAGCTAGTCACTAGGAAAACGGTGGTGATGAAGTGAGGGAGTATTTAGTCTCACCCGAGACCAAATCACTTGACAGAAGCGTAACTTTGTGGTATACTATAAGCTGATGTGGATAAACACGTCAGCACCAACCCGCCTAACAATGTTAGGCATCAATCAGAAGGATTAGAAATGTCAGAAATCAAATTCGGTAAGAGCATCACGCTCAAGCAAGCGGCGACACTCATTCGCACCAACCCAACCACTCGGTTCCTGTTGCAGGGCGAGCCGGGCATCGGCAAGTCTTCATTGCTGGAGAGTATTGCGGCAGGACTCGGCTACGAGCATGCCTATATTGACGTACCCAATATGGACTTGGGCGATATCGCAATGCCTGTGATCGACCACGACACCCGCACGACCCGCTACTATCCGAACGCTCGGTTCAAGATTCACGAAGGCAAGCCGCTGGTCATCATGCTCGATGAGTTCACCAAGGGTGCAGACCCAGTGAAGAACATGCTCCACCCCATGCTAGAGAAGGCTAACCCCCGACTCGGCGATATCCCGCTTACTAAAGACACCGTGGTGTTCTTGACTGGCAACTTGTCTACGGACGGCGTAGGTGACAACCTGAAAGCGCACAGCCGTAATCGACTGGTTCCGGTGACGATCAGCAAGCCTGATGCAGATCAGTGGATTGAGTGGGCTATCAACAAAGGCATTGAGCCAGAGGTGATTGCGTGGGTGAATCGGTTCCCTCATGCGATGGCAAGCTATACGGACGCAGGTCAAGGTGACAACCCGTACATCTACAACCCGAAGCAATCGCAGAAAGCGTTTGTGTCTCCACGTTCGCTAGAAACTGCATCTAACATTGTTAGGACACGCAAGGACAACGACCCAGACACAGTGATCGCGGCGTTGACAGGTGCTATCGGTGAGTCAGCCGCCCGTGACATGCAAGCGTACATCGAGTTCTCCGACCAGCTACCCACATGGGAGGCAACGGTGTCACATCCGAAAACAACGAACATCCCTACGTCAGCAGGTGCATGTGCAATCGTGGTGTTCGGCGCTATCGCTCGGGTGGACAAGACAACTATCGGGCCGTTCATGGAGTATCTGGACAGGTTCGATGCAGAGTGGCAAGCAGTGTTCGCTATCAACATTGCCAAGACACCAAGCAAGCAGGGCATTGCGTTCAGTTGCAAAGCCTTCTCGGATTGGGTTGCACGTAACCACGACTTGCTCTGAGGTGACCGTGCCTAGCAAGTACGCATTCGTGCGTAGGCAGACAACACACGACCTTGTGCAAGCCGACAAGATTTTGTTGGCGTTGCGTACAGCGGGGCAACCCTACTACACAGGCAAGTACGAGCTAGTGGACGTAGGGGACTACACCGCACTGCGTGGGTCTAACTACGAAGCGATCTCAGTGCACGACACATTCGAGGAGGCGAAGATGTTCGCCGACATGATTAACAAACAACGAGAGATAGAAGGAGTCTAACAATGTTAGAAGAACGTAAATTACAGAAAGCAAAGATCACGCTCATGCGTAGCCCCAAGTTCGCATTGCTTCAGGGCGTGATGATGATTGGGCGTACGAGCGTAGTCGACAACATCCCGACCGCGTGCACCAACGGACGTGACGAAAAGTACGGGCGTGCGTTCGTAGCCGCGCTGTCGGATAAGGAACTGGCATTTCTTGTGGCGCATGAGGTGTCTCACAAGATGTACCGACATCTGACTACGTGGACAAAACTGCACGACGAGAATCCGCATCTCGCAAACGTGGCTTGTGACTACGTTATTAACCTGATGCTCAAGGAACTCGACCCCGCCGAGGACATCATTGCTATGCCTGTGTACAAGGACGGGCCACTCAAGGGTCAGCGCATGGGTATGTACGACCCTAAGTACAAGGGCATGAACTCCAAGCAGGTGTTCGACCTACTCAAGCAAGAGCAGGAGAAGAACGGCGGAGGCGGCAGTGGTGAAGGCATTGACGACCACGATTGGGATGGTGCGAAGGAGATGAGCGACGAGGACAAGAAGGTACTCGAGCGTGAGATTGACCAAGCCATTCGGCAGGGACTGATGGCGCATGAGAAGGCGCATGGCAAGGGTGGGGGTGGTATCGGGCGTGAGATTGACGAGCACCTTGAGCCGAAGATCAACTGGCGCGAGGAACTGCGTGAGTATGTGAAGGCAACGTGTAGCAACAAGGACACGTCCTCATGGCGCAGGGTGAATCGCAGGTTCCTGACTACGGGTACGTACATGCCGAGCATGATCGGCGAGAAGGTTGGGCACATTGTCGTAGCCATAGACACGTCTGGGTCTATCGGTGGGCGTGAGCTTAACGAGTTCTTGGCCGAGGTGAAGGGTGTGGCCGAGGAGGTCAACCCAGAGATCGTTGACCTGATCTATTGGGACGGTGAAGTGGCAGGGCATGAGAAGTACGAGGGTGCGGAGGTATCTAACATTGTTAGCTCAACCAAGCCCAGAGGTGGTGGAGGCACTGACCCTAGTTGCGTATCCATACATCTGCGTGACAACAACATCAAGCCCGAGTGCGTCATCGTGTTGACTGACGGGTATGTACCGAACTGGGGTAGTGAGTGGACTGCACCGACTATGTGGGTAATCACAGGAGGGAATACCAATGCGGTTTCGGACAATGGTCGAACAATTCATATTAAAGATTAAGGGGTACGAGATGGTAGTAGTTGACTTAGGGTATCGCAAGGTTGTGCTTACCAAAGAAAAGGCATTGCAACTGATCGAGTGTTTGGAGAACGCCGAGCAGTACGAGGATAAGTACTGGAGCGAAACCAAGCGCAAGGAGTTGAACATAGAGGGGCCGTACACCTACCACGTGTACCCGCTTGATGGGGGTTTCACTATGACCATATTGGGTGACACCAAGTATCAACTGGCTAAGTTAGCCGGTAAACCAACGGAGTGAGTATGAAAACGTTTGAAGTGGAACTGCGCCGCACAAGCTACATCACTATGACTGTAGAGGCGGAGAACGAGGACGATGCCGAGACTAAAGCATGGGCACAGATCGAGGCCGACAACGTGAACATCAACGATGCGTCTTGGGACGTTGAATCAGTCGAAGAAATTTTTAACTAGCAGGAGTAAATCATGAGTATTAGTGCATCAGCAGTGTTAGTAGAGTTGAACATCAGCGTGTGGCCAGCGTCTAAGTTAGATCGGGACGCCACAACACAAGTGAATACGGACGCATCAGCAGTCGTTGACGCAGCGCGTGTCCACAAGAATCTATTCGCAGGTACGAACTTGCGTAAGGAGATCGAGAACTTTGCGGCCAAGGTTCGGCTGTATCACAACCAACGCACATTACCTTGGGCAGACAAGGGTGAGCGCATGTTGCCGACTGCCTTGTTTATGGAATACAAGCAGACCATGAACGGGTACGAGCAGACGTTCAACACAATGTGCGATGCGTTCTTCCACGCATACCCCGACCTAGTAGCAGATGCGCCTATCCACCTAGGCAAGATGCACAGGGTCGAGGACTACCCAGAGCTTGAGGAAGTGAAGCTGAAGTTCGGGTTCCGCAGAACAGTCAAGCCTGTGCCAGAGGCGGGAGACTTTCGACTGGACATACCTGCGAATGACTTGGCCGAGATGCAAGCAGAGTTTAATGTGCAACAGACTAGCAAGCTGGCAGACGCTATGCGCGAGCCGTGGGAGCGACTGCATGAAATGCTAGTAGGCATGTCCAAGAAGCTGGACGACACATCGGGTGGTAAGAAGCGATACCACGACACACTGGTGAGTAACCCGCTTGAGCTTTGCTCATTGCTTACCAAGATGAACGTGACCAATGACCCCAAGTTAGAGGAAGCACGTAAGGAGCTAGAGCTAACAATGTTAGGTACAAACATTGAGGCTATCAAGGAAGACGAGTATCACCGCACCGAGGTCAAGGCCAAGGTCGATGCAATCATTAAAAAGTTTGAATGGTAAGGAGTAGATCATGGACGCAAAAGCCGCAATGCAGATGAGTAACGTAGTCCTCAGCGATAAGCTGTTGGAAGGTAAACGTAAGTCTGATGTTGATATCAGAGTAAACGCACCCCTGCATGAAATCATGTGGAAGGTAGTCACCGAGAACCCAACGTGGGAGTTCCGAGTGGGCACGGGTCGCAACGAAGTATCCCGTGATGTAGTCGACAGAAGTGTCGTAGGTGTACGGTTGAACAGATTTGATGTGTTCAAAGACAACGAGCAGATAGGCAGTATCGGGCGCAACTATCGGTCTACCCGCATGGGTGGTGACTACGTGTTCGCTATCAGCAGTAACGCACTCAAGAACGAACGAGAGCGTAACAGCGAGTACTGCACTAAGGATGCTAAGAAAGCCCTAGCCGCCATTAAGAAGACGTTCTCGAACAAGAGCATGAGTGAGCGTATGAACGAGGCGCTCAACCGTGCCGCACAGGTTATCAGTAACGAGCGTAACTCTAAATCGCATAACGCCCACAGGTACATGCAAAAACTGTCTCCTACCCTATCTTCTTTTGCGTTCATAACTATGCAGAAAGAGTTCGAGGCATACGCACAGAGCGTGGGTATGGGCACAGTGTTGGATGAGTACCACAACGCCCAGCTTCAGATGATGACTGTAGATGCAATACAAAACAAGTTCAACACTGTTGAAGCAACGCATCTAGTGTTATCTCTTGGGGGTAAGTACGTAGTTAAAACAGGTGACAAGATAGATATCTACGATGATAATACGCTCCCCGTAGAGATGCGGGGCAAGCTAGGCATGCTCAAGCTCGTAGAGCCAGAGCAGATGATCGAAGGCGTAGGTTGCCGAGCAACTACCGAAGTCTTTGTCTTACTCGCCGAGTGAGAACTGGCATAACGACATAACAATGTTAGGAGATTAGAAATGACCAAACCTTGGATTCCCGTGGGCCACCCCGATTACAAATGGACTAGCGGTGCTGACGTACAAGCACTGTGGCGCAAGTATGGATGGACACCACCAAGTGAGAAGATGACACCACCACCTGTGGTGAAGAAAGAAGAACCCACATGGGTGAACGTAGTGCGGCGGGTTAAATGAAAGCTGTACTAGAGTTCAATTATCCGCAGGATGAGATCAAGCTGCGTAGGGCATTGGCAGGCGACAATTTTGCCGATGCGCTGTGGGAAATAAAAAACAAAGTGCGAGAGCATTTTAAATACGACGCCGACCCAGTTGATGTTTTAAAGGCCGTGCGGGAGATGGTGGATACAACTCTTTTGGAGGCAGGAGAAGACGTATGAAGGCATTGATTGAATACATTAAAAAACTGTTCGCCCGTGTAGAGCCAGCAGTGACTGACGAGCATTGTCCTTATTGTCACGGCCTTGGCTACGACAGTAGTGGGTGGACATGCGCATGCTTGAGGGAGAAGAAATGAAAGACATTGTTGACATAGCAAAAGAAGTGGGCTACCCACTGATGGTCTTTGATGGCAAGCCTCATGTATGCCCAGAACTTGAGCGCCTTGTGGCCGCTGTTCGTGCTGATGAGCGTGAGGCGTGTGCCAAGGTTTGCAAGAAACACGCTGATGTATATGCAGGGCTTGAACAAAACCCAGCAACGCAGTCGGCATGGGCGGCTTGCATCGACAACCATGACTTCATCCGAGCAAGGGGACAAGCATGAACACCGAAGAAGACGAAGAGTTCAACCGCATCGAGCGTGAAGCCGCCATGCGCAAAGCCGCTGTATCTGCCGCCGTTGCAAAGCGTGAGTGGGTGGGGCTGACGGATGAAGAGATCGCCAAACTAGAGGAGACAACAACGTGCTTGGCAAATGAATCATGGCTGCGCAACCTGACACGCGCCATCGAAGCCAAATTGAAAGAAAAAAATGAAATGTAAATGTCACCCTAACTCGTTCTTCCACTGGGCACACAACAAACGCGACAGCACGTTCGTCAAGGATGTAACCTTCAGGCCCAAGGCCGCGCAGACCTACGCGCATCTGACGCCAGCGGAAAACTTGGTGGCCTACAAAGCCTTCAGTATCCACAGCCGAGCGCACCCGAAAACCAAACCATCACTCAATAAACATGAAATGCCCAATCTGCAACGCATGGACACGCACACTAGAGACACGAACCGATGAAACCACCAATGAAATCTGGCGCAGAAAAGAGTGCGCCAACCTGCACACATTCATCTCGCTTGAACAAGTCACAGCGGGAACAACTCCACGCCCTAATCAAAAACGCATGGTGGCCGTTCGACCGAGCCGACCCGAAAGTGCTGAACTTGATGCA